TGTCTCAACAAAGGTACAGCTTTCAACCAAGGAAGATCAGTACAGTGCCAAGATCCTTAAGACCCTTAAGGAAAAAGAAACTGTACTAGCTATCGGTCCTACTAAGGCAACACCAGACGGCGTCCTGCAGATGCAGCCGATGCTGATTGTCACCAAAGATAACTGGGACGATCTGCTCGCTGTAAACCTATTTGTATCCACGGGTGGGCTAGGTCCCGTCACCGAGGAAACTCAGCTGGGTGATAACACTGTGACCAACCGCTCGCTTGCTTGGCAAGACGAAAAAGGTGAGACGTCGTGGTTTAAACTTAGCGCCTGGGACGCCCTATCCTCACAACTTGCAGAGCTTGCACCAGGCACACCTACGATCGCAGTAGGTCGCGTAAGCACTAGCGAAAAAGAAGATCGGAAGTATCTTAACTACGGGGTCGAGAAGATTCTCTACCTCCCTCGCAGTAAAAAAACTGCTCCTGCCAAGGCTGCTGATCCTGATAAAGGAAAGGTGTCCACGGCTGCTCTCGGTTCACTGGACTTCTCTCTCTGATTTACGGTCATGGTTTTTATTGCTGGCAAATTTTCGGCTGATGAGATACTCTGCCAAGTCCCGCCGCACACGCTCCGCATCGATCTTCAAAGCCGCTATTGGAAATCCGATACTGACTCTGAGGCGGCGATCGTCGACAGCAACGGGAATGGGATTCCGATTTCGTTCGTGCTTCTTGGGTTCACGCCGTATTTCGGCAACCTCGGTATGCGATCGCATGAGGAGTTTATTCGTATTGCTTACATTGGTGTCACACCTAATCATCGTCTCCTTCCACCTCGCTGTGTATGCACTAGCATCATCAGTGGTAAATCGTCTCAGAGGAACTTCATCTCGTACTTCCAGACGCTCTACAACAACCGTATTAACGTAGGTGAGATCATCACTGAGACGAAATTCGTCCAGAAGTCCTTCAACGAAAGGGACCCGATGACTGGTGCTGACGGCGCCAAGATCAACTACAACGTTCTAGAGTTCCGGGATCGTCCTGCTCAAACGGATGAAGAGCAGAAACTTATCGAAGATATCAGTGCCTGGCTTGAGTCGGGTTCAGGAGATCTGGTGGCATCTGCTTTACGCAGTACTATCTCCGGCGCTCATCTGGTTGAGCTTCCTTTGGGAGAAGACCACGCAGCCATTAAGGAAGCTTTTATCGAAGCTAACCCGAAACGGCTAGAAGGTACTGCACCTGCCGGTCTTGCAGCACTGCCCGCAGGGGCCGGTGCTCCTGGAGCAAAAGCCAGTGAGGCAGAGCCGCCGGCTGCAAAGAAGAGTTCTAGTAAGAAAGAGCTAACGGAAGAGCAAAAGGCAGCTCTCCAGGCCGCCGGTCTCGACTTTTAAGCTAAGCTCTGCTTGGATGTTCGCCACGGGGGCGTCGCAAGGCGCCTCTTTTTTGTGCCTACATCTCTAGCAAATCGCCGAACGAAGGGAGATTAACATCATATGCTACACAGTACTTTATAATATTCTCTAGGAGCTTTGCTCGTATCAAATAGTTTGCATAAACGACCTCCAACACCTCCCGAGACTCTTTAGGACTAAGCTTGTCAATGCCATCTAGAAAAGCACGGTGGGTAAACTTCTGCTCAAGTGTTAGGTGAGACTTAAGCTTATCCAGCAACTGTTCCGACATGTCTAACTTTTACTGCGTTCCTCGTTACATCTTTGATCCTATCCGCAACTCGGGGCTCGTTGATGGAGTAATACTCTTACCGTTCGATCCCGAGGGAGCACTTGAAAAACAAGTAAGAAAGGCCAGTGTATCTGATGTAATAACAAATAACTGTGAAGAGAACATCGTAGACCTTGAGTGGTGGGCTAAGCAGAAAGGACAAGTCGACTGGGTGGTCGCTATAACTCAAGGTATGAAGGACTACACCAAATGGATTACTGAGTGTGGGCTCCAAGCCGCGAGGAAAGGTGTGTGCATCTTGGATCGTTTGACGTTCCTGGAGCCCACGCGGGCGCGTGAGGACTTCTTACAGAACTCGTCTCTAACAAACATTAAGATATTGTCCCCTAGGCCGTCATTTCGTGCGGATGGTACTAACTCAAAGGATCCTGTAACGTCTGCGTGGTTCGTGTTTCAAAAACCGGGGGCGGCTCAAGTAAACACGTGCATAGACTTCGAGGTATCCTGGCATCGCCCACAAAACCTAAAGCTGTGAGTAAGCGTTTGTTCAAGAGGCTGGATCAACTCATTGAACTACAGATCGAGCATAACCGTCAGCTCGATAAAATCACTGCATTGCTTGTGGGGCAACAGTTATTGACTGAATGCGTCGATTATCAAGGAAATGCTAGGTCACCTGAGGACTGTGCAGAGATCACTATCGAAGGCTTCTCAGCTGCTCTGTGCTTGATGACGGAGCTTGACCAGCGCAACCGTAATTACCAGTATCAAAAGTCAGAGTTCTTTCTAAATGATGACGAGGATGAGGATGAAGAAGACGATAATGACCATCCTCTAATATCCAGTTCGTTCTAAGCTGAAGAAGAATTGACACTATTCCTGTGTCCGACACACGTGTAACGATCAACGGTTTACGGCATTATCTCTGTGCTGGTGTTCCTAAACCTCTCCCATCTGTAACATCTGTACTGAGCGCCACTCAGACTGAGACGACACGTAAAAAGCTAGCTCATTGGAATTTGATGAACCCTGGCGCAGCTGATGCTGCAGCTACCAGAGGAACTTGGATTCACAACAGCGTAGAAGATTACCTACGTGGGCTCCGTGTAATTCCATCCGAACAATACAAGCCTTATTGGGACGGGGTGCCTGAGCTTTTAGACGACCTTCTAAAAGATGGTCGCGTCCTGTGGAGTGAGAAGCCTTTCAACCAACCACGCTGGTCGAAGTATGTCGGCGATGACGGTGTGGGGAGAATCCACTACTACAGCGAAGAAACAGGACATGGGTACGCAGGGTGCTGCGACCTGATCTACATGAACTCAAACGCTGAGATTATCTTGGCGGACTTCAAGACGAGCAACGGCCCGTACTCCGCACGCTTCCCAAACAAAAGCCAAAACGTCGACGAAAAAACTAAGAAGGCCCTGATCTCAGGCGTGTTTAAGACGAAGAAAACACGTCTTCAGCTTGCTGCTTACAAACTCGCAGCTGAAGCCTGTCTAGGGATTAAAATTGCTAAGACACAGATAATTGTCACAACAGCTATTCCTGAGTTCAACACTCAGATATTTACGTTTGGGTCTGAAGAAGTAGAAAAAGATTGCGAAGGATGGCTCCAAGTTTTAAAAAGTTACTACGAACTTCACCCTCCGGCGTAGAATCAAACCCACCAGAGGGCTGGCCCTGAAAGGGTTCTTCACCTTTTCTTCGGATCTGCTCGCCCGTTTTTGGGCCATACTAGAGGCGCTCAGCGACACCCCATGAAGTTCATTTGCTCTGTAAACCTGTCGGTGGTCCCTCACCTTGACCCCGTCCAGGGCAAAATCGCGAGCGGTGGGAACTTCGCAGCCTTTAACTCCGGCTGGGATGCTGTCGAATACGACACTTCGGAACTGGCTGAGGTTCTAGGAAAGCAAGCTGGCCTTTGTGCTTGGCATCTACAAGACGGAAAACGACAAAAGAACGCAACTGGGGTAATAAAAGCAGGCTTAATTATTGTCGATATCGATAATCAAGCCGACCATAAAGACGAGCACGGTAACAAAGTACAGAAGCAAGAACTAACAGTAGAGCAGGCATTAGAACTAGACATATGTAAAAAGTACTTAACACTCGGCTACTACTCACCATCAACCACGGAGGGCTGGCCTCGGTTCCGGCTGGTCTTTGGTCTAGAAACAACGGTCATCAACCCTAGTTTCTACCAGTGGTTCTGTAAGCAGATTTACGCCCAGATACCGGGCTCCGACGTCCGGGCAACAACGATTCCGAACCTGTTCTACGGACCCAGGGGACCTGAAGAGATCTTTGCGCAGCCTGGTCGCTTCATCCCAAGTGAAAAAATTAACGAAGCGATCCGTGCTTGTGCAGCCTTGCCTCCCGATGAAACCGATCTAGGCGGGGATCCTGCTGAGTACCTGAACCAAGTGACCATCCGCCAGAACGGGATGGACTTGACTCGGCTGGTCTCGAACACTGTTCGATCCGTGCTGGAAGGCGAGGAAGTCGGCGACCGCAGCTCGACAATGGCTGCAGTTTTTAAAGAGCTGCTGGGCTGGTCGAACTGGTGCTGTGTGAACGACATCGCTCTGAACACGTCACCGTTGACTGTGGCACGTGATGCGTTCTATAATATCTATGGTTACCCGCACGACATCGATGGCAAGTTCGACCGGATC